AATATATTTTCTAACGAACCTACGTTGCTACCGTCTGAGGTAGAAACCTGTATGTTCATTGCGTCTCTATATTGACCAGCTGGAACAAGGCGCTCATCAAGGTCCTTGTTCATTTTACCTTGTGCAAAATTTCTATTAAATTCTGGCATATCTTATTTTATCCATTTAGATTTGTTTCTCATCACCTGCATAAACTCTGTTATCTTGTAGTTAGATAATCTTATTTTAGCTTTTCTAAGCTCAGCAAATCTTTCTTTTTTTAACATCTGTATTGTTGCAGGGCTATAGTTTGACCCTGTTGAAACTATGTAGTAAGCCACACACTTATACCAAGCTTCCTCAGCGAACTTATGTATAACATTATCTTTTATTTTATCAGGCTCTCCAGAATCATTACCTGTACCGTCTGTAACATAATCTAATATTATGTTTGCTCCAACTAACCCTGATCCAAAATATAGTCTTCCTCTAGCGTGATCAAAGTAGTAGCTACCGTTTATCTGCGCGTGTTCAGGTGATAATCCAAATCTTTGACCTAAAGCAAACTCAGAATGACCATCATTGTAATTAAAGTCAGCCACTTGATCTTCATGACTAGCTGTAGTCTGGAAGTTGGGCGTGATAACATTATCGTCTTCTGGTATTTTTTGAGCAAACTCTTGTCCAAAAGCGTCTATACCGTTTACATCCCACCATAAATCATTTTCCTTTGGATTATCTGTTTTAGTAGCTGGCCTATAAGGATTTTGAGTTTCTCTAACAGGATATAGTGGATGCTTAATGCCAGAGCCGTCGCTATAAAAAACGTTTGTATAACCCACAAAATCATGAGGTAAAGGTATGTACATTCTATTATCTAGCGTGAACTCCCAAGTCTTTTTAGATCTAAGTATATCATAATTCATCTCTTGCATAGCTCTACGGCCAAAAAAGAAAACGTCTGATCTATCAGCTTTAGGTATTATTTTATTTTCGCCAACATACATAGCTAAAAACGTAGTTACCAAAGCACTAAGATTTTGATATTGAAAAGTTCCGTAGTTAGCTGGATTGTTATAGTAGTTAGCTACTTGCTGTGGAGTGTGCTGCGCCATTATGATTTTTCATTATTGCTCTGCTCTACTACTTCAGCTTTAGCTAAGCTAGCAAGACCAGGCTTGTTAATAGTTATACCACCTAGTTGCAGTATTCTATATACTAAGTTAGTTTCTTCAGATGGGTGTAGATCAAAGTTTACAGCTCCGTTAGCGTTGTATAAAGCTTTTTCGTTCACAACAACGTAATCCCAATGTACTTTTTTAGGCATGCGTATAAAATCTATTATCGCTACGCCCGTAAAAAGTCCAGACTGATTAAAACATCTAATAAAATTATCTGATCCTGCATTTGGTGAAACAATATTAAAACCTACAGGAGGAACAACACCAGCTGCTGTAGGTCCAAAAGATCTAACATACACTGGAGATCCGGCGTGAATTTGAGCAGCGTAAACACCTCTTAGTTGATCGTCATATTTTTGAGACGTAGTTTGCTGTGCGGTCGCATTGTTAACTTCTACTCTAGTTAACCTATACATTGCTTCGTCACTAGGTAATATATGACCAAATATAGGTGTTGGCGTAAGTGGCGGTTTGTCATTAACGAAGTAAGCTCCAGGAACCGGATGCCCACTAACTCCAAACCTACTTATCTTGTCTTCTATATAATCTACTGAATCTGAAAAATTTGATTGATTTCCAGGATTTCTAAGATATTGATTTAAGTGATGAAAGTACTCTTCAAATATTTCCATCTGAGCTTGGTTAGCAAACAGGTTGTATTCCTGTGGAGTTATGTAACCTCGTTGCTCTTTATTTGCTAATGCTAGTACACGTTGATATACTGTATCTACACTTACCATTTAATTATCTTTTATAGTTAAGTAACCACCCCGAAGAGTGGTTACTCTTCTATAAAGTAATTACATACTTAGTTGCTTTTCTATATTAGAATACACTTCCATACCTTCATCTGTTTTAAACCAAGCGGCTAAAGCAGAATATGGATGCTCATCAAAAGGAACAGTCATTAATTTTCTATCGTTTGATCCCCACATAAAATGTCTTTGATCAGTTGATAGTTTTATAATTCCTAGTTCAGTAGCTTTAATACCAAAGTTTCTAAGTTCTACGTTTTCATCTTGAATTAACTCTAAGAACAAACCTGGGTTTTTTCTTGCAAATACTAGACAATCTCGTTTTAATTCCTTAGAACTCATCTCTGATACTTTAGAACCTAATTCTACTCGCATAATAGCTTCCATCTTGTCAATGTCTAACGTTCTAGCTAGCACTAAAGCGTCGGCCTCCATCTCTAAATAGTCTAGTTCTGTAGCTGCTACTTCTTGAGGTTTATGCTCGTAGAATAACTTATCACGCATTGGGTGATATAAAGACAATAGCTTTTGAAGAGTAGTTTTTTCTTTTGGAACATAAAGAGCTCCGTTTCTAAAAATAATATGAGCTAATCTTTGATCACCTTTCATTTCGTCTACGAAAACTGTTCTTTGATTTTCACAATACTTTAACTCTCTTTCGTATCCTAACTTTTCATCAAAGTAGTATATACCTGAAGACTTCATTGAGTAAGATAAAGCAGATTTGTTTTGTTTTAAGTAATAAACTCTATCTTTTATTTCCCAAGTAGGTTTTTTAGGCTGTGGCTTTATAGCCACTTCTACCATTTCATTTGTAGCTTTTACTTCTGGCTGTGCTACTTCAGCTTTCTTATTTTGCTTTTTTGCCATGATATAATATAATAAAAAATTAAAAAAAAAGATCGGGGCCGAAGCCCCGACCTAATTAATTTGCTTACTTCATTAACATGAAGTTGTTAGCGCCTTGAACAACTAAACATCTTTCAGATAGATAGTTTACTTGCATTGCATCAAGATCAGAAGTGATGTTTCCACCAACAGATCCAGTGATCCAAGTTTTCATTTTTCTATCGTCCATTTGAGAAGCTCTATAACGCACGTGTAAGAACGGACGCTTTAAGTTTCTACCTAATGATTGGTCGTAAACAGTCGATACACCAGCAGGAATAATAACTCCACGGATACCAAAGCCTGCAGCTCTATCGTTGATAGATCCACGAGTAGCTTTGTCGTTTAAGTAACGGAAGTCAGACTTGTAGAAGTCGTAAGAACCTCTGCGGAAACCAGAGAAACCTAAGTTTAACGCCATGTCTTCATCGTTGTTGAATACTCCGTAAGAAGTACCACCAGCACCGTAAGAGTTCATTGAAGCTAGCATGTCGTCGATAGCTAAACTAGTAGTACGATCGACAAATAACATGTTTTCTTCGATAGCACCTTGCTTATCAAACTCTGCTAAGATAGCGTCAAACTCTGCTAAATCAATAGCAGCGTTAACACCAGTAACACCTGTAGTAACATTACCACGATCTTCAATAGCAGCGAATAAACCTTCAGTACCGAAAGAATCACCAGCTGTACCAATAGTACCTTCTGCAGTTGAGTTGCCAGGAATACCTTTAACAGCTTCTAGCATAGTCATTTCTAAGTAGTCAGAGAAACGAGAGCGAGTATCGCCTTCAGCTTTTAAGTACCATAAATAACCATTTTGTCCGTCTTCACCAGAAATCTCTACCCAACCAATTTGAGATACATCAGATCCGTTTACTTCGTAGTAATCTTTAATGATGATTGGTTTATTAGAGAAAGATTGATGCTGTGGTTCTACAGCTCCAAAACCGTTGTTTATAGTTGCAGTAGTAGCACCTTGTCCTTGCTTACCTTTACCAAATTCAGAACCAACAACTAAAATAGTAGCAGACTCAGTAGTACCTGTACCGAAAGCAGCAGCATCATCAATGTTAGCTTGCTCGTAAGGTAGTAACGTAATGCTAGCACCCGCTACGGCTGTACACAAACATTTGATAACGCCTTCCGCTGTAGCTACAACAACCATATCGTTAATACGAACACCGTGAGCAGTAGTTAAATTGTTGTCATCAATATCAGTTTGGCAAGTGAAAACACCTGTATTGTTGTTAATAACACCTTTGTAAGATAAGTGAAGTCTACCTTGCTCTGTCCAAATAACTTGATCAGAAGTCATAGACTCTTCAGCACCTACTTGAGATAAAAAGCCTGAAATAGTTCTGTTACCGAATACTTCTGCTTCAGCCTCAATTAGGTCTGGTAAATATTGCTGTGCCCAGTCGTTGCCGGCACCGCTCGTAAAGTCAATGTAATTTGAAGATAGTAGAGCTTTCTGTGGAGCTGCCACACTGTTCAAATTACCTGTTAGGCCGGAGTGACCCGCGCCTGGATTTGAAATTGCCATTTTTAATTATTTTTAAATGGATTAATAAATTATTTTCTACCTCGTTTGATCTTAACTTTGAAATCTGAAGTAGACTCTCCACTTAATACTTTATACGTAGTGCCTCCAACTTTAACCTCTTTATTTGTTTGTCTAGGATCCATGTTAATGTTCTTAGACTTTTCGACAGAAGATTTTAAAGCGTCAGCTTTACCTTGTTCGTAAAAGTGTTGAGCTATAGCGTCTGCGTTCATAGCGGTATATAAACCTTTATGATAACCCGCCGCGTCTTCCATTGATCCTTCTTTATTCAAAAACTTTTTGATAAAGTTACCAATATCGCTTTGAGTTTCTTTAACACTATCAACGTTTTTAACATTGAATCTAAACTTCTTTTCTCCTACGTTATATTCAAAACCTTTGAATTTATCAGAGAAAAGACTAGACGTCTTTTTGTTAAACACGTTCTGGTTGCGCTCTTGCGTTTGCCTCGCGCTTTCAGACTCCTTGTTATATCTGTTAAAGAAATCAATTGCTTTCTGTTGCTCTTTAGTTAGCTTACTTCCAGCTTTGATCTCTTCATAATATTTAGACTTTTGCCCGTCTAAGTAGGCTTTAGCCTCGGCAACTTGCTCTTTAAGGGCTATTTTCTTTCTTCTAATATCTTTTTCATCATCAACGTCTTCATCGTAACTGAATGTTTCGTTCATCAAGAACTGTCTTTCTTCAGCATCTAAATGAGGCTTAGTGATTTTGTAATACTCTTCTAGCGCTGTTAGATTATCCATTTGACTGTAGTCTTGATTTAATCTAACATAATCTTCAACAGTACCACCTGTTTCGTTTATAAACTCAACTAACTTCTCAACATTTTCAGGAAGCTCTATACTTGGTCTTTCTTCAGCTACAACCTCTTCAACTACCTCTTCTTCTTCTTTTTCTTCTTCAGCTTGTTCGGTAATTTCTTCAATTGCTGGCTGCTCGTCTTCTTCGCGTACTTCTTCGCTAGTTTCGGATTCGTCGCGAACAGATACTTCATCTGTGCTTTGCTCCTGAACGGCATCTTCTTCTTCTTTTTTAGTTAAGTCTACTTTGTGAACCGTCTCTTCAGGTTTCTTTTTCAAGTCTACCTTTGTTACGTTTTCTTCTTGTGTTTGGTTTTCTTCCATAATATAAAATATAATAATTAAAACTGATTCATATTCAAGCCAGTTCCTAATTCATCATTACCTGCTGACTCGAATTTTTTACTCGTTGCTATTTGTCTCTTGTCTTCTATTTGATTTTTAGACTCAGCCTCTAACGCTCTTAGTTTCATGTTATACTGAAACTCTGCTTCCATTAACTCTTTCTTAATATCTGCCTCTTGTCTTAAGTTGTTTGATTTAAAACCTGCCTTAGCTTCTTCTAGCTGTATCTGACTTTGAGTTATAGCTTGTTGCTTTTGCATTTCAGCTTGAGCTTGTGCTTGAGCTGTTTGTTGTTGCGCTTGTTGCTGCGCTTGTATGTTTTGTTGTTGCATCGCTTGCTCTTGTTGCATTTTCTTCTTTTCTTTTATTTTAAGAAGTTCATTTGCAAGCTTTACATTTTTAGTAGCTCTAATGTCGATAGCGTCAGATAATCTTATTATCTTTTGAGCCAAAGCCATTTGTATATTATTTTCTAACAACTGTCTTTCTTCTTCATCTGGAGCTAACTCTATAAATATACCAAAGTCATACAAATGTAAGTCAGCCATTTCTTCTAGCGTAGCTACATTGTGCACGCCTATCTGTTGTAAGAAAGCGTCTCTTGTCGGAGAGT